GCTAGAGGTATCAGTTGAAAATGGGCGTAAGAAGTTAGTCAAACATGAGACGGATTGGCAGAACGCAGATAATCCAATAATTGCTGCTTATTGCATCATCACTCGAACTGATGGAGAAGAGTTCTTTGAAATCATGACTAAAAAACAAATTGACAAGTCTTGGTCTAAAGCCAAAACGAAAAATGTCCAAATAGATTTCCCTGACCAGATGGCTATGAGGACTGTTATCAATCGTGCAGCTAAAATGTTTATCAACACAAGCAATGACAGTGACTTGTTCGCTGGAGCAATCAATAACACAATTGCTGACGAGTATGACAATGATCGTCAAGTGAAAGAAGCTGAACCAGTGAGAGAAGAGGCTGAAACATTGGCCGGCATTCTTGGAGCTTCTGAAGACGTGACTGAAAAACCAAAAAAAGAGGTTATCAACCAGGAGTTGACGACCACGGATACAAATTACCCAGCAGATGAGATTCCAGATTTTGATCAAGAAACGGGCGAAGTAATCGACCAAGAGCCAGAAACCGGCCAAATGGACATGCTAGAAGGGGAGGATTTCTAGAATGACTGAAGAATTGAAAGATGTAACAGATAGCCTAGAACTCGTTCCAGTGCCGGATTTAGAAGTCGGATTTGTCCTGAAAGCGGCTGAAATCGAAATCCAAGGAAAAGAGGTTTTGGAACAAGCTTTAGCAGCATATCAAAAGAAATACGCTGGCTATATCGTGACAGAAGAAACTTTGTCAGATGACACCAAGGTTAAAGACGAATTGGGACGAGTGCAACGTCAGATTGAGCAAGAACTCAAAAACCAACTAAAAGACTACTCTAATCCGTTGGACGAAGTGAAAGCATGGGTTAATGATGTACTAGACCCTATCAAAACTTTGCAGGCAGACATCAAAAATCAGATTAAAGAATTTGAAGAGAGAGCGGCAGAAGCTCGCAAGGAAACAGTCAGAGAAGCTTTTGAATCTGCAATCGCAGATAGCGGAGTCGATCTTGATGTCAAGCTGTTTGCTATTTACTTTGACGATTTCAGCAAGAAAAAATGTTTCATGGCTGACAATGTGCGAATCAATCAAGCGACCTCTAAAATGATTGCTGATTTGGTCGCAGAAGAAGCAAAAAAGAAACAACAACGTGAAGCTGGACTTATCCAGATAACAGAAGCAGCTGCCAAGGCGGGATTTGGCCCAGCTGTCTATATTCGACGATATGAAGAAGGCGCTAAGTTGGAGGATATCCTACAGGCCATTTTAGATGATAAAGACCTAGCAGACAGAACCAAGGCGAAGGAAGAGCTTAAAAAGCGTATCGATGAAATGACAGCCATTGCAGAGGATAATGATCTAGCTCCTCAAAAATACGCTGACATGCTCAAAGAAGGCAAATCCGTTTTGGATGTTATCAATATCCTACACGCAGACGCGGCTGAAATGAGACAAGCTCAAGCGGAAGCAGAACGAAACACTCAGAATCAGTCAGAATTTGAGCCTGAAATGAGTTCGGAGGGTAATAGTGCCCACGAACAAGGAGTAGGCCAAAAATCGCAAAATATGGCTTCTGATGATGTGGCTAAAAAATATGGTTATCGATACCAAAATATGGAAATTATTTTCCCTGAAAAAAATATGCGTCAAGTCAAAGAGCAATTCAAGGCTATTTCTCAAGAGTTAGGGATTATTGTCCGAGTAATGCCTGAAATGGCAAGCAAGGCTGAAAGGGTGGAAATGGAATGACAATGGATTTACTTGGTAAAGACTACTATTCAGCAGCTTCAGCACGTCGCTACTGGTCTATCTCGCAATATAAGCGATTTAGAGAGTGCGAAGCACGGGCGTTAGCGGAGCTGGAAGGAGAATGGGAAGACCAGAGAGACAACACAGCTCTCTTGGTCGGGAACATGGTCCACAGCTATTTTGAAAGTCCAGAAGTACATAAGAAATTTATGGATGAAAACGCAGATGCCATGATTTCAAAAGCCGGAAAGACCAAAGGTCAGTTAAAATCTGACTTCTTGGTCGGCCAGCGCATGATTGAGCGACTGGAGGCCGACAAGCAATTTATGGAGTTTTATGTCGGTCAGAAAGAGGTTGCTGTCACAGGCGAAATCGAAGGAGTGGAATTCAAAGGTAAGATTGACTGTCTCAATGTTGAAAAAGGGTATTTCGTGGATATTAAGACCACAAAATCAGACATTGACAGCATGGTCTGGATTCAGGATGAAGCAAGCGGACGAAATATTCAGGTCCGCTGGTTCGAGGCTTGGGGCTATGTTCTTCAGATGGCGGCTTACAAGAAGATGCTAGAAGAGAAGTACGGCAAAGAGTTCACCCCCATTATCTATGCGGTGACGAAAGAAGCGACGCCTGATACCCGAGCGATTGTTTTTCAATCGCAAGAAAAACTTGGTTATGAGTTGACCGAGCTATCTATGCTTATCCGGCGCCTTGACAAGGTCAAGAGAGGCGAAGAAGAGGCGAAGCCGTGCGGTCATTGTGAATACTGCAAAACGAAAGCGTTGAGTCAGCGTGTGGAGGTGGTTTGATGAGCAGACAAGTAAAAGACATACTAGCGACTCATGACACAGGTTGTCCACATGGCATTACATTTGCTATACATCAAAATAAAGAAGAATGTATTGCATTATTTGGCAGATCTGGATGGCCTGGTCTCAAACCTCAATTTATTCGTTGGAATGAAAGTGTTGAAAACCAAACAACATACAAAACTGAGGAAAGCTTACTTAATGCCTATGTTTCCGATGTTAAAACAACATCGGAAGACTTTATTGTCATTCAATTATTGCCTTTTTAGGAAGACAAGATAAAAAATAATCAAAACCAACAAGCCGGGCATTCTTGTAAAACTGCGAACTAGAAAACGTCAATAAAGGTCATGTGACCTTGGACGAGCGACTGCCCGTATTTAGCCAATTATCACAAAGGCAGTCGCGTTTTTTTGGAATGATATGACTGAAATAAAAGAAAAAGCTCTGGCCAAAATGCTGGAGGAAATGAAGAAAGACCATGGTCCAGCTGAGGATGCTATCCACAATTGGGTTTGTGACCAAGAAGATGAAAAACTCTTCGAAGGAGTTTTGAGTGATAAGAAATCTATCAAAGAAGCTTTGAAATATTGTGCCAACCAAGCTAAGAACTTTAAGTCAGGAACTTGTGCGATGGTAGACGACTCTACTGTATTTAGCTGGGTCTATAAGTATTTTACCGGCAAAACTAAAAAGGTCGAGGCTGTTCAAGCTACTGTTACGGTCGGTCAACGGCCTGAGAAACCAAAATCTAAAAAAGTCAAAAAACAGAAAAATGTTATTGACGGCCAGCTGGATTTGTTTGGGGAGTTAGCATGATAAAAAATCAAAAAATAATTGATGGGCGTTTGAAACCGCCCCAAAAATTCTTTGACTGGTGCTATTCGCAGATCCCGACCATCAAATGGTCTAACAAATCTAAAACTATTCAGAGCGATCGTGCAGGCTGCAGGGTCATCGAAAAACGTTTGACAAAGTCGAGCAGATTAGACTTTTACGATAAATTTCACAGTTTCGCAATTGTTCTTGTGACGAGCAAACGGATTGAAATCCAATCTTACGGTTTCTGGTCGCGATATACGAACGGCAAGCAATCTATCAGGATGCAACTTACAAACTTTGAGCAGATGAGCGACAATCAAGTCATACAACTGACCGAAAGATGCGGAGTCTACGCTCCTGGTCTGACTCCCAATTTTTCAGGTCAAGGGGCATATTCAGGAACAATATTTTTTGAGAATAATTGGGAGAATAAGGTTCGAGATATTTCTGAATTGAAGTATTTAGAATTCCCTTTAGGGATGCGCTATTACCATTTGCCACACATGTATAAATACCGCTCCGAAATCGAGTTTTTGCAGAAAATAAATGCCTGGAGAATGGCCACAGATCTTGCTTATGATGTTATTGATTATGACGGATGGCATGCAAGAAAAGCGGTTGACTGCCGAGTTATCACAAAAAATGGCTTCATGAAAATAAGCGATTTTTCAAAAATACAGATAGGTCCTTCAGAGATTATGAGCTAGAACGTCGCATCAAATCGCGAGGCGGCACACTTGTTCCTGGGATTGAAAAAGTCCTGACTTATCAAGACATCAACAAGATCCCTAAAGCTGCCAAAATGAACAGGTTACAAAATTGGTTCTTAAAAAACAAAGTTAATTTTGATTACTATGTAGACTATATCAGCATGTTGAACGAGCTAAATGTATCTATCGATACTGACAATCTCATCATGCCAAAAGATTTGGTTAAAGCGCATGACAATGCAGTTAAGTTGCTCATTCAGCACAAGAGCGAGATTGAACAGCGCAAGTTCGAGAAGCGCCAGAAATCTTTGGCCAAATACGAGAAAGCGATAGGCCAGTATCTCTTTAAGCCAGCGTATAATTCGGGAGAATTGATTTTGGAAGGGAAGGCGCTATCTCATTGCGTTGGAAGCGCTAGGTATACTCAAGATCATGCAAATGGTAAAACAACAATCATATTTGTTAGGGATAAGAATAATCCAGACAAGCCATTTTTTACTATGGAATATCAATCAGGACGGATTATCCAAATCAGAGGCAAGCACAATTTATCGGCTCCGGAGAATATCCGGCAAGCTGCAGAACAATGGCTGGTAGAAATCAACAAAAATACAAAACACGCATAAAGGAGAAAAACAAATGCTAAACAAAATTAATATACCAGGTACAACAATCACAATGGAGATTACAGGGAAAGAAATCGATGTCAAGAATCAAATTGATTACGATATCGTGATGGCTTTCAAAAATCAAGACGCAGAACCGTCACTTGACGAAAATGGAGACATATTTGAGCCTCTATACTGGCTCAGTGTTGCCGCAACGCCTCAAAAGCCCATTGAGTTTCATTCAAGCCTAGGCGTCAAGGCTGAGAAACGTAAAGAAAACGAACTACAGAAATTTTTTGAATATATCGAGGCTAACAAACAAAATCTTTTTGACCTCTGTGGATTGAGAGGAGAACTGCAATGAAATCTCTGGTTTTATCGTTAGACATTTCAACTACTGCGACAGGTTGGGCCGTATTTCACGGCTCTGACCTTGTCCAGAGTGGTGTCTTAAAACACAAAAGCAAGTCATTCTTTGAGCGTGGGCGCTTCATGGCTAGCGAGTTAAGAGCGATTCAATCAAGAGCCTTGCAGAAATATGACGAGCCTTTTGAATCGATTGTGGTCGAGAAAAACTCGGTTATGGGGCCAAATCAGCAGTCAATGATCAGTATTGGAATTGTGACAGGGATTATTCTTGGACAGTTAGTCGCTGACAATGTGTATTTTGTCAACGTGTCGACCTGGCGCAAGTATTGGAAGTTCAGCTACAAAGACCGTAGCAAGAAATCAATGAAGCTGCAGGCGGTTGCTAAAGTGTCCGAAACATTCGACCTGAACGTTAAAGATGACGAGGCTGATGCGATTCTGATTGGTTCGTATTTCGTAAGTCATGGCCACGAATTTGGAGATCTGGAAAGCCATAAGATAAGTTAAAGGAGCAGGAAGAATGAAGAAACAAGAATTAATTAAACATATCGAGGATTTGCCTTACAAAGAGGGTCCTATCGTCGATAAAATTGACATCAGCAGAAAAGGGCTTTTGGAACTAGTGAAACAACTAGACGAACCAAGGAAAGTCCAAATCCCGCAGTTTGTGGCAGATTGGCTAGAGAAAAGCGATTGGCGAGAAGAAACACTTGGTGAACAATCTGTTTTCGATGTATTAGATAACCTTAAAAATGACTCAAAAAACGGTTATTACGAAAATGTAAACCGTTGGATTGACGGGAACGGAGATCTATTCGCTCGAGCTTGGCTTGACGGCTACGAGATTGAGAAAGAGAAGCGGTATGTCGTGAAGGTAAAAGGGAATATTAAAGAAAATATGTTGGTTTATGGAGAATTTGTGAAAAGGTGTTTCTTTACAAAAAGCTCTAGTACATACAATGTTAGATATTCCCACACCCGCAAAGAACTTGAAGAAGCTGGGTTCGGCTGGGTTTTCTCTTGCGAAGGAATTGATATTGAGGAGGTGGAGTGATGGGAGATATTAAAATACTTGACGCTTGCTGTGGAAGTCGTATGTTTTGGTTTGATAAAAATGAAAAACACACTACATTTATGGATGTTAGGCAAGAAAAATTCGAGATACATAATAAAAAAGTCAATGTTGATCCTGACGTTATCGGTGATTTTCGTGACATGCCTTTTGAAGATAACACATTTAATCTAGTAGTATTTGATCCACCACATTTGAAATGGGCAGGTCAAAACTCAATTATGCGATCACAATATGGCCAGCTGGATAAAGTTACCTGGTCGGAAGATTTAACCAAGGGTTTTGAAGAATGTATGAGAGTTTCAAAAGTTGGAGGTACTCTAGTTTTTAAATGGTCTGATTGTCAAATCAACGTCAAAGAAGTTCTTAAATCTGTACCTTTTAAACCGTTGTTTGGACAACAAAGAGGTACTACACATTGGATGACGTTTATGAAATTTGAGGAGGTCATAGATTGAAACGATTCATAGCTATATGGATATTATTGTCTGCTGGATTGAATATCTGGCAGATGGGCAGGATTGCAGAACTAGAAGAAAAGCGCCCGATTGTAATCTACAAAGCAGATAACAAAGGCGCCGAGATAATCGGTCGTGTGGTCGGAAAAGGACAATTCGGAAAGCTATATACAATCACAATTCGTGATTACGGCATTTTCGTAGTCACGAAAGAGGTGTATGAGAAGGTGAAAGTTGGGGATGAGGTGATGCTATGACGTTCGCGGAGCATAATAACCGTGAGAAAGCCAATAAATTTGCTGAGTATGTGACAGGGAAGCCGTTGCGTGAATACTTGGCAAACAAAGTAAAGCAGTATTGTGGTGAAAATATATCTGTCTTTGATGGTGCTGCAGGCTCTGGGCAGTTGGAGCAGTTTATCAGTGTGACCGATTTTCATGCGGTAGAAATTCAGCAGGAAAGTTGTGAAGCATTGAAAGCTAATTTCCCTCACGCTGTCGTGCATAATCAGAGTTTTTTTACATATCAATCAGATATACAAGTGGATGCAATTGCAATGAATCCGCCTTATTCTCTGAAATTGAAAGATTTACCAGAAGAAGACCAACAGGCTATTAAAGAATTGTATCCGTGGAAAAAATCAGGTGTTGTTGATGATATTTTTTTGTTGAAGTCACTGAATTATACGAAACGATACGGATTCTATATCATGTTTCCTGGCATCGCTTATCGTCAGTCTGAAAAGAAAATGAGAGAGCTGGTAGGGAATAACCTTGTTGAATTGAACGTGATTCAAAATGGATTTGAAGACACATCTATCAACGTGATTTTCTTAGTTATTGACAAAGAAAAAAATAGTCCTGAAATTTCAAAAGAAATTTATGACTGTAAGACCCAAAAGATTGAATACCAAGAATCTGATACATTAGATTCGGATTTTAGATGGGTTGCGCCAAGCAAGCCTTTAGAGAAAGAAGAGATAGACATTGACCAAGTAAATGCAGAACTAGACCAAATGGCAATTGATCACCTTGAAAAACATTTAGCTAGTCAATTGATATTGATTCAGTTTTTCAACGCAGATATTGATTTAAAATCTTTCATAACAAAGTGCCATAAGGTTTTAGATGATTACTTGTTGATGTACAATTTTGCAGTAGGAGTAGAATGAAACCAGATAAGATAACAACGTGCGGATTGCTAGAAGTTTGCGAGCTTATTTCAGGTACTAGAACGAAAGTAACGGATGGGCCGTATTTTATCTATGGCGCCGGTATGAAAGCAAAGGGAACTACAGATAAATTCAATTGTGAGAGCGACACAATCCGCTTGACTCGTAAGGGTACAGTTGGTGCAGTTTATTTCCATCGAGATCCATTTTGGATAGATGAAGGTGGCTTTAAAGTTGAGGCAAAAGAAATGATAGATAAGCGATATTTATTTCACTGGCTGTTGATGGAGCGTGAAGAAATAGAGCAATGCGCAGACGGAGATAATCAACCAGGTTTATCAGTAGCTAGATTGTCAAAAATAAAGATTGACGTCCCTGATATGAAATATCAGTTAAAGGTTGTTAAGTTGTTGGATGAAATGAGTGCAGATTTGGAATTTTTATAGAAAATATCACACAAATTAAAATACTAGAAGGTAAGGTTTTGAGTTACTACAATGAAAAAATCGGAACAGCTTTAGAAAGAGAATAAATGGATAACAAGCTAGATTGTGAAGATTGTGAGCAGTTTTTCTTTTTGAAAGACAAGTTAGATTATGATTGTGTATTTCAAAATGGCATCTGTAGTGAATGCTTAGTTAAAAGAGTAGAAAGGGGGATTGAATGGTAGTTAATGATAAATAGAATCACAATTAGGCTTTGATGTGGATTGTAGTGAGCCTTTTGTAAAACAAAAAAGCCAAGACACTCTCTGCCTCGGCTAATAGTTCTCGCAAAGACTATTATATCACAAAGGAGACAGAGAGTGAATAAGGCTAAAGAGCTCTTGAAAGAGTTGCAGGATCTGGACATGGACATCCAAAGCCGTATAGATGAAATCAATGAGCTTGAGGCGGGTTTGCTCTCAAGCCCCAAGTGGACTGACGTCAAAGTCCAAGGCGGACAGACTAGAAAAGTTGATGATGTCTATACCCAGCTTGTAGTGATGAAACAGGCTATAGAACAGGATACTAAAGAGGTTATCAACAGAAAGCTTGAGCTTGGCAGGATGATCAACAGGCTTAAAAATCCAAAACATAGAACTATTTTGAGAAAGACCTACATCAATAAGATGTACGTTGATGACATCTGTGACAGCATGGGGGGCATGAGTTCCCCTACTTACTATCGTTTGAAGAAACAAGCAGTAAAGGAACTTGATAGTATTATTTCAGAATTGATAGTAAATGATAGTAACTGTACAGGCATGAAGTCTAAAATCTGTTAAAATGGTAGTATCAAAAAATAAAGCAAAGGCACCTTAGGCAACGACCTAGAAAAGCTTCTGAAAAACTGCTGGCTTGGGTTACCAGTGGCGATAGAGTAGGATGTTTTAATATCACAAAAAAGACTACAAAAAATAAAAAAGAAAAAAGTAATTTCTAATTAACACGCAAGTCTGTAGTCTACTTGCACTGAGTCACTCTTTGAGTGGCTTTTTATTTTGTCGGAAAGGAGGTAGGCCGGTGAGTGGATAAATTAACCCCAAAACAAGAACTATTTGTCCAAGGGATAATCTCCGGACTATCTCAAAGGCAAGCATATAGACAGGCGTTTCCAAACTCTAAAAAATGGAAAGATAGCGCTGTTGACAGCAATGCTTCTGTCTTACTTCAAAATACTAAGGTTTTACAAAGGTATCGTGAGTTGCTCAAACAGTTCTCGAACATGTCTCTATGGTCCAGAGAACAGGCTTTTAATGAGTATGAATGGCTTAAAAACAAGGCTAGAGCAAGTATCGAGAATGAAGGTATTAGACAAGCTAATTCAAACGCCTTTCTTTCTGCTTTGGACGGCATGAATAATATGGCTTGGAAAGACTTTGAGTTGACAGATGAGAAAATCAGACAAGAAATTGAACTGCTCAAAATCAAGATTGAGAGCAATCAAGACTCTAAGTCCGATACTACTCTCATGGAAGCTCTCTTAAATGCGGTAAAAGGTGGTGATGAGGTTGAAGATTGATTTTTCAAACAAACAACTCAGCATTATTCGTAGACCGTTCAACTATGAGCTTGAGGTCAACGAGGGCACGCCCCGAAGTGGTAAGACAACCGCTGCTCATTTTAGGTATGCAAGATACTTGATTGAGTCACCAGACGAAAACCATTTGATAGCTGCATACAATCAAGAGCAAGCCTACCGTCTGTTTATCGACGGTGACGGTACAGGTCTGATGCACATCTTCGATGGTAATTGCAAAATCAAGCATGATGAACACGGAGACCACCTCTTAATTGATACACCAAGCGGCACTAAACGGGTTTACTATAAAGGGGGTGGTAAAGCGAATAGTGTGGGTGCTATCACTGGTATGTCTTTAGGCTCAGTGGTCTTTTGTGAAATCAACCTACTGAATATGGATTTTATTCAGGAAGCATTCAGACGGACGTGGGCTGCTAAACTACGCTATCATCTAGCTGACCTGAACCCTCCAGCTCCACAACATCCAGTCATTAAGGATGTATTTGACGTTCAAA